TTAATACTTTTGATTTACATAGTAGATATGGAAATTACTTTATTCTAAGAAGAGTTGATAAGAACACTGTTAATTTCGCCAACAAATTATCAAAATATAATATAGATGCTTCTAAGCTTGTATTTGAGCTGGTAGATGATAGATTTACAAGTGGAGCTCCTGGTGAAATAATATTTGATTTTTCCAAATTCGCAAAAAAACAAGTGCCAGGTTTACTGAGAATACTTCTTGGAGATAGAAGTGACCCAGAGAACGCAAAAGCTACAGATTTATATGTGGTTGGGATTAAGAATTATTTCAAGCATGTAAATGTGCAACAGCAAACAGGCGCATTGCATGAAATATGCGTAGCTATTTTTCTAACTCATCCTGATGCCAAAATAAATTCCATGAATGATGTAAAAAAATATGCAAAAATATCTATAATCAACAATAAGCAGGCTGCTGAAGCAATAAAAAATGTGCCTTTCAAAACAAAAGTTGTTAAAGATGCAAAAGAGATTTCTTCTAATTTTCTTTCTCATTTTAAATTTAATATAAAGAGCTGTGAATGGATTGGAGGAAAAAACGCTAAAAGCACAACCATGTCCTTAGATGTTGGTCCTGCAGATATTATAGCTATAGCTAAAAATGGAAAACAAATTCCTATATCTATAAAATTTGGAGCAGGACAACTTAAAAATCCAGGTATAAAAGGTATTGTGAAAACATTAATGAGTTCTTATGAAGATGTTATACGTAGAATTCAGGACTCAAACTTTATGTCTCTTTTAGATTATTATTATCATGAGGATATAAGTAAGTTAGTTCAAACTTTTGTATCATTTTCAAAAGAATCTGATATTATTAAAAAAGTTAAAACATGGCAGCAGTGGTGGGAGTTTAAAAGAGAAAATCCAGGTGAAGCAGACAAAATAGCAACTCTCGCTACTACAAAATATAAAAAGGAATGGATAAAAGCAAGAAAAAAATATTTAGTTAAAAACATCATAGATCTTTTTAGTAAAGCTTTCGAATCAGCTGAAAATGAAGAGCTAGAGCCGCATCTTTTAGAATTGTACAAAAATATATTCACCATTGTTGAGGCGCCGTATTATTACATATCAGACAAACAAATATTCAGAGTTCCTTCAGAACAAGAGTTTAAAAACATAAGCAAGAATCTCAATTTTACCTACTCTTTTAAAGCAGGAGCAGATTTTTACTTTGTCCTAAAGATTAGAAGTAAAACAAAAGACATAGATTTATTATCATTTGAAGTTGGAATAAGATGGTTTCAGAAGCAAATGATGTCCGATTTGGGTGTTAAAGTTACGCACCCCAAATTTTTAGCTTCTAAAGAAGAGGTATTTAATGCTCTTTTTCCTCAGCAATCCACCGAAGGCTTCACTGAAGCCTTAGATGTCCTCTTCAAAATGAACCGTAATTGCTTCATATAATAAAGATAATCGTAGAGCAATCTTAGGAGTTTAACGTGAAAATTCGTCAAAATGATGGCAACATTGTAGATGTAGATCCAATTCAAGAGTTTAAAAAATGTAAGTTAGATCCTATTTATTTTATAGATCACTATTGTTTTGTTGTAGACCCTATAAAAGGAGAACTTCCATTTAAGCTTTTTGATTATCAAAGGCGCGCTCTTAAAGAATATCAAGAACATCAATTTAATATTATTAAGAAGCCAAGGCAAATGGGTTTATCCTGGTTAACGGCTTGTTATGGCTTATGGCTTATTAATTTTCATAACGATAAATTCGTGCTTGTTATATCCATTAGAGACCAGGAAGCAATGGAATTTAGAGATAAAGCTAAATATAGTTACGATAGACTTCCGGATATATTAAGAGTGGATAAAGTAGATAAATCAAAGCATTCTCTCAATTTGGAAAATGGTTCTCAATTTTTATCAATTCCACAAACTAAAGAAGCTGGTCGTTCAAAATCTCTTTCTCTTCTTATATTGGATGAAGTTGCTTTTCAACAATACGCAGATGATATATGGGCCGCGGCCTGGCCTACTCTTTCCACAGGTGGCCGTGCTATTTTAATATCTACTACTAATGGAATAGGTAATTTATATCACAAGGTATATACAGAAGCAGTAAATGGCCAAAATGATTTTAATGTGATAGAAATAAGTTGGGATGAGTATCCTGGTAGAGATGAAAAATGGCTCATACAGCAAAGAAGACAGTTGGGTTCAGAAAAAAGATTTAGAGCTGAGATTCTGGGCGAGTTTGTAGGTAGTGGTGATACAGTGCTAAGAGCCGAGACTTTAGATAGACTACTTCAGCATGTAAAAGAGCCTCTCCGGCGGGAAGAAATAGCTTCTAAAATTGCAACCGAGCTGCTAAAAGATTCTCGACGTGGAGAATTTTTGCTTAATCCTAAGAATTTATGGATTTGGGAATTGCCAAAACCTGGCGAGAGCTATATTTTAGCCGCTGATGTAGGGACCGGCAGCGGTCAGGATTCTAGTGCTTTCCATGTAATAAATGTTAGAACTAATGAACAAGTGGCAGAATTTCAAAATAATTTTGTTAGCAGCGCTGATTACGCAGCCATTATTAAAATAGTAGCTAGAATGTATAATAATGCTTTGGTGGTGATAGAATCAAACAGCTGGGGCCTGGCTACATTTGAAAAGGTATATAAAGATCCACAAGACCCTTATCTAAATGTTTATGTTACAAAAAATGGTAAGGCGAGCTGGGAAACTACAGGCAAAAATAGACCCTTAATTATAGATAGTTTAATAACAGCTATAGAAAATGAAGAAGTTATTATTAACTCAAAAAGGCTTGTAAATGAATTACAAACATTTGTTTGGCATGGGGCAAAAGCAGAAGCTCTAAGAGGATATCATGATGATTTAGTTTTATCTTTAGCAATTGCATTATATGTAAGAAAAGGAGCTACTGTTTTTCAACCTCTGGGTATTACAACCTCTATAGATAAAAAAGCTTTTAAATATGACAAAAAAGACATAGAAAATTATCAGGAATGTAAACAAATAGCAATTGGCGACGAAGATAATTATGATGAGAGTGGTTATATGACCGAAAAAGCTATATACCAATGGCTTACTAAATAGGAGGATATTATGTTGGATTTAAGAGAATCTATTGATCTTCTAAAGAGAATGAATCGATTAGGGCTTAACAAGGGAGAAAATGAATATATAAACGAAGCTTCCGAAGATGCGCCTGATTATGAAAGGGGTATTATAAGAAAAGTCAAATACAGCAATGTAGGAAGAAAATTAAAATTAGAATTTGCAGGAAAGATTTTATATATAAATTTGCCAAATAGTGTGGTTGGTAAGGATAATGTGTTTGATTTCGTATCAGCTCTTTTTAAAAAAATAAATCAGGCTATATTTCCTATTAAACTCGAGCCTGCTAAAAAAGAGGAAAGCAAGAATAAAAAAGAAAATGAAGGCGAAGAGGAAGAGGAGGAAGCTGAAGAATGAACCTTCAAGAATTCCTGGATAAAGAACTGCCTTCAGATCGTTTGTTAAGTTATCATCCACCTTCTATAGACTCGATAGCTTATAAAGCTAAAGCTAATATTAAAAAAGCAAGAGGGCGAAAGATAGAACAAAAAGACATAAAAGTAGGTGACACTGTAAAAGTTAAAGAAGGAGATGGAACAGAAAAAGAATACAAGGTATTGCGTTTAATACATGACCAATTTGGTGTTCCTGTGAAAGCCGTTGTTTCTCTACCAGGAGGTTTAGATAAAAGAATTGTGTCTATAAGGAGTTCAGAAAAATGACTTTTAAACAAGCTCTCATATGTATAGAAGCTTCTGTAGGTAATGATAAATATGTTGAAAATAAGAAAACTGATAAAGTTTATAATATATCTCCCAGATTAATGAAGTCTAAACCCACCAAGGCTTTAAGCCTTATGAAAACAGTAAATAAAAAAAAGAAACAAAAAGAACTTTATTATGGCGATTTTCAATTTGGTTCTGTAGGGATGTATAACAATTATATATAATATTTAATTTTGGGAGGCGTGAATATGAAGTGGCGAGATTTTTATAATGATATGAAAAGAGAAATTGATTCCATAATGAGAGAGCCTATAAGCTTAGAAAATGAAGGAGAATATGATTATGAAGACATTCAAGCAGATTCTGAGAGAAAGGGGAATAGCAGAAGAGGATCAGCTGGCCGTAATACAGAAAATAGCTAAAAAAAGAGAAGCTGCCTTTAAGAAAAAGATCCAAAAAGCTTGCGATTTAGCTGGTATAAAGATAGAAGAAGTAAAAATAGACGATAATAGAAAATATTTTGAGCTAAGAATTCCACTTAATAAATTAATAGGGCCATCGACAAGACAATTTTGTGCTGATAGATGGAATACTTTTTTTGCTCAAGCAGGTATAGAAGTCGATTTTAGGGATAATTTAGATGACGCTTTAGGCTCTATAAATTTATTAGTTCCTCTCAAGTTTGATAAAGAAAGTTTTAAAGAAATAGAGTAAACATAAATCGGAGTGCAAAATGGCAGATGATGCTTCCAGAAGGCTTCAAGATTTTTTTGACAAAGTAAAAATCATTGCAAAAGATCTGGATTCTTCTCGCGCTAAACAGTTGATAAAAGACTTGAACGTCTTTGATATTACTCACTATGAATGGCTTAATACATACCTTGCCATATCTCCTGATAGAATTCAGAGATATAAAGATTATGAAGCAATGGTAGAAGTTCCAGAATTAGAATTAGGACTCACTACCTACGCTGATGATGGTACACAGATGAATTCTGACGGCAAAGTGCTTCGCATTACATCTTCCAATGATGAAATAGTAGAACTTTTGGAGCATACATTTTATGATAATTTAGACATAAACAGTGATTTGTGGAAAATTTTTCTGGGGACGTGCAAATATGGCGATAATTTTTATGAAGTAGTAACAGATTATAAGAAGAAAGAAATTGTTTTCCTAAAGCACTTATATCCTGCTAATGTTGAAAGAATTGAAATAGATGGAAATTTGCTTAAATTTTTAGTTAGAAAAGGCAAACAAAATCCTCAAGACAAAATTAACAGGCAGGGATTCACTAAATTTGCTTCTACTAAAGTAGAACAAAAAAATATAGTAGTTTTGGAGCCGTGGCAAATAGTCCACTTCAAAATCGACGATGATATGTATGCTCCCTACGGCAAAAGTGTGCTGGAAAGTGGTCGTAGAACTTTTAAGCAGCTGTCGCTAATGGAAGATGCTATGCTGGTCTATAGACTGGAAAGAGCGCCAGAAAAAAGAGTTTTTTATATAGATGTTGGTAATTTATCCACAGCAGAAGCAGAGAAGTTCGTAGAAAAAATAAAATCTAAATTTAGAAAAACACCTTATATAGATCCTCAAACGGGTCAAATAAATCAAAAAGCCACTCCATTATCAATCTTGGAAGATTTTTGGATTCCCGTTAGAAGTGGCGTAAGTGGTTCGCAAGGAACAAGAATAGATGTTCTTCAGGGCGGCAGGCAATTAAACGAAATAGATGATACAAAATATTTTAGAGATAAATTATTAAAAACAATGCATATTCCCCCTCAGTATTTTTCTGCAGAGGGAGGAATGGATACAAGTAAATCTCTGTCGCAAATGGATATAAGATTTGCCAGAACTGTGGAGAGAATTCAAAGACATATAATAAAAGGTCTTGAAAAAATAGCTATAATAGCTTTGGCTCTTAGGGGTTATAAAGGCGATGATATTAGAAATTTTGAATTAGAGCTAACCCCACCTTCTAATATTGCCGAGCTATTGGAGCTAGAAGTTTTGAGTCAGAAAATAAATCTTATTAGCACAATCTTAGGTATGGAAGGATTTTTGCCGAAAAAATGGATATATGAAAACATTATGCGTTTTTCAGAAAAAGAAATACAGGATATTTTAACTCAGCTACAGATAGAAGCAGCTCAGGCCGCTAGTGCACAAGCTCCTGAGGGTGGAGGTATGATGGCGGGACCTGCGCCAGCTTTGGCAGGTGGCATAGGAGGTGAAGAAATTGGAGGTGGCTTAGAAACACCAGTCGGTGGTGGCGAAGAAACAGCTCCACCTGAAGAAACCGCTCCAGGAGGCGCGCCGGTTGCTCCAGAAGCAGGTGTGGAGGTAGCAGATAAGGCTATAACTATTGGAAATAAGCAATTTATATTAGAAAATAGAGCGGATATTATAAAATTGTTTAAATACATAAATCAAATAGAAAAAACCGCCAAAGATAATAACGATAAACAGGAAAATGTTATTTTTACACCCTCTAACTCCGTTAATAAGCAATTATTATCTGGCGAGTTGAGAGGTTTAATAAATGGTAACAAGAAATCATAGGAGGAATAAGTCTATGCAATTGACATACAACCAGTTCAGAAAAGTAGCAGAAAAAAGCAACGAGAAAATATTTCAAAAAATAAGTGAAATTTTCGCAGAGAGTGAGAACGCTGCTTTAATGGCTATGTATGATGACAAGCTGGTCCTTCTCGATGAGGAAACGGGACAACCTTATGTGTGTGATTACGATTTTTCTAATGGAGTTCTAAGTTTTGGAAATTTTGAACCTATAGAACTTATAGAAAATGATCAAAGTTATCTCGAAGAAAAGGTAGAGGATTTATTTGATATAGTTAACGACCCACCCGTTACCACAGAGCATCTTTTAGAAGGATTTCGGCTTAAGTTTTTTGATGATGCAAAAAAGGAAATATCTGAGGCTATTTATAATAAGAGTAGAATGATATTTGAAAATCCTGATATTAAAATTAAGCATGTTTTAAGAGAGGTTAGAGATAGAAATTATGCTCTTTTTGAAAATCTAAAGAAAAAGCCCTTTGTTAAGAAATTAAAGGCAAAATTAGAAATGGAAGACAACGCAATAGCTCAATCTCTAAATAGTGTTGATTTCAGCAACAAAAAGGGCTATAAAGTGGATACAAATGTTTATCAATCTCTCCAGCCAGATATTAGCACATTGGATAATGAAATTAAAAAGAAAATGAAAGCCCTTGCAGGAAAATTGGCTAAACTTTGGAAAACAGACGCTTTTAGAAATAAATTTGAAAAGTTTGTTTTCGACTTGCAGCAATCAGAAGATATGGATGAAGCTATTGGTACTGCAAGATTGTTTTTCGAAGATAACAAAGAGTTGTTTTTCTTAGAGCCAACCAAGCTGGATGAAATAATATTGAAGACTGCTCTAATGAGCTCAAGCAGTAAAGATGCTAATATTATGGTTGAAATATTTAATAAGTTACTGCAACATCCAGCTATTATGGAAGTAAAAGAAGAATATTTCGATTCTCTTGGTGCTTCTCCAGAAGAAATAGCTCATATTATGTTTGAGCAAGAAGCTGAAGACGCTCAAGACCAGAACGCAGAAAACGATAAAACGTCTGATTCTGATAAAAAAGAAAACGCAGCTGATGATTTAGAAGTTGAAGAACTTAATGATATAATTGCTGTTTTTAAAGAAATTCGTAAGCAACTGGAAGATGAATCTGATGTAGCAGCATTTGTAGATAATATTATTGACGATTTGGAAGAAGCAAAAGCAAAGGGAATTTCTAATGATAGAATGAAAGAAATTATTGATTTTCTCCAGGGAGCAAAGAAACCCGAAGAAGGAGAAGAAGAGGAAGAATCAGAGGAATAATTTTTGGAGGGACATCATGCCTGACATGATAACAGAACAACTTCCTGTAATACAGGATGTAATGGATTTAGACTATGAATTAGTCGAAGACGTAAACGATACCCAAAAAAGTTATAAGCTCAAGGGTGTTTTTCAAAAAGCAGGCGTTAAAAATGGCAATGGTAGAGTTTATCCTTTTAACGTTTTAGAAAAAGAAGTTAATAGGCTTCAGCCTTTGATAAAGGAAAATAGGGTTCTTGGTGAATTAGATCACCCTGCTGATGCAAAGGTGCATTTAGATAAAGTGTCTCATCTTATAACACATTTGGAAATGAAGCCAGATGGAACAGTTTATGGTGAATCTAAAGTTTTAGAAACACCAGCAGGCAAAGTTTTAAGAGAACTTTTAAAAGCAAATGTGAAATTAGGAGTTTCTTCCAGAGGATATGGAACTGTTAGGAAAAATAATGGTGTAGATGAAGTTACAGAAGACTATAAAATGGTGACATTCGATATAGTTTCTGATCCATCAACCCCTGGTGCTTTTCCTGATGCTGTTTATGAAAACAAAGAGCAAAATATTGAATCTCAAAAGGCATCTTTGTCTCTTGTAGTTGAAGATGTGTTAGATGATATGCTTGCACAGGTAGAAATAAAATGGGACAAAGAATATATAGGCACCAGCGAAGGAGTGAGATTTTACATTAAAGAAGGCAATTTGGATTCTTATGGAACACTTAAAAATCATATCAGTCACTATTATCATTTAGAACTTAAATCTCCAGAAGGTGTTGTGCAATTAGCTCTCACTGAGCAAAATTTACAACGAGTTATGAATGAATTTGGAGTGAATATATTTTATAAAATAATGGAAAAAATTGGATACAAGGGTTTCAATCCAGAAACTTTGATAAAAGCAAATACAGAATTTGCTGCAAAATAGTAATTAATAGGAGGTATTTTATATGGGATTAGAAAATATAGAACTTACACCTGAACAACAAGAAGAACTTAGAGAACAATTAATGACCTGGAAACAGGGCGTGATTGATAAAGTTGAAGAAGAGCTCACAACCAAATATGAAGAGCTTGAATCAGCCCTAAAAGAAGAATATGAATCTAAGGTAGAAGAAATCAGGGAAAAAATGAAGAGAGTTTTTACAAAGAGATTTGTAACAGCTCTTAAAGAAATGTATGAGCAAATTAAAGCCGAAGTTTTAGCTGAATCTTATGATTCACCTGAAATTAGAGTACTTGAAGAAATTAAAGCTTTGGTATATCCTCTCATCGATGGTTCTGAGGCTCAAAGATATGCTTCCGAATTTGCAAAGATGGCAGAAATGAATGAAGAGCTAACAGAGGAATTGGAGTATATAAAAGGTCAAAAGAAGCTTATGGAGCTTACAGCCGATCTTTCTCCAGAGGTCAAAAAGGTGGTTGTGTCTTTAATTGGGGAGGGTACAGAAGAAGAAGTTGTTGAAAGATTTGCAGCTATCAAAGCTTCACTCATGGAAGCGAAAAAGAAGGAAGAAGAGGAATCTGAAGAAGATTTGGATGATTTAGACCTGGAACCAGAAGAGGAGGAAGAAGAAGAGGAAGAAAAGACAAAAAAGAAGAAAAAATCCAAAAAGAAAGAAGACGAAGAAGATGAAGAAGAAGAGGAAGAAGAGGAAGAAGAAAATGAGGATATTATGATACAATCTAAAACAGGGGTAGTAAATCCTCTGGATGAGGAAGAAGACGAAGTCAAGAAAGAGTTTCAACAGCAACTACAAGAAATGTTAGAACTCGCTGGCGTAGCGAAAAAATAGTAAATTTATCGTAGGAGGAATAATTTATGGCAGTAGATAAAAGAAGACTACTTAAAGAAGAAGAGGAAAGACTGCTTACTAAGTGGGATCCTTTTCTTGAAGGTATAGAAGATGAATATACAAGAATAAACACAGCAATGCTTCTTGAAAATGAAGCAGAATACCTCACTGAAGCTGATGGTGGTGTTACTGCAGCTAGTGATGTAACTGGTATTCAAAAGATCATGCTCCCAATAGTAAGGAGAGTTTTCCCAAATTTAATAGCAAATAATATAGTTTCGGTTCAGCCAATGGCAGCTCCAGCAGCTGTTATTTTCTATCTGAAGTATGTTTTTGGTGACACCAAGGGCGATGTTGAAAAAGGTAGCGAGTATTCAGCTTTTGCTGAAAAAGCTCCAGCAGGTCACCCAAATGCAGGATGGCAAGGTTATTCACCTTACTATTCAAAGCAAATGATTGGGCCATTTGTTGAAAAGTCATCTTCCCCACACAATTCTGTCGTAGTTGACTTGGTTGCTAAAACCTCTAGCGCAACAAAAGATTCTTATAAAATAGCAGCTGATGCGCCAGCTACTATTGAGGGCACAATTATAAGGGAGATCCCAACAGATTTAGATGATGGCGAAGAAGGTGGCGAAGTTATTTATCATTTTTCGGCTACTACGGACGGTAGTGGTGATGCATCAGGTATAGCTGTTTATGATGTTTATGGTAATGTTGTAGCTGGTGTGTTTTCAGTAACTATTTCGGACAACGCTGTTACAGTAACTCAATCAGCTGGAACAAAATATCCATTTACAGTTGAATTAAATGCTGAATTTGATCTTGAGTTCAATGAAGACGTTCCTGAGATGAAAATAACAATTTCTCAGATTCCAGTAGTAGCTAAAACAAGAAAGCTAAAATCCCACTGGTCAAATGAAGCAGAGCAAGACCTTAAAGCTTATCATAACTTGAATGCTGAAGCAGAACTTACATCTCTCGTTTCAAACGAAATGATTGCTGAAATCGATAGAGAGATTGTGAAAAAATGTATGTTCAGCGCAGCAACGAAGTCCAAGTTCAACTGGAGATGGGATTCCAATAATAATACAGCTGGCAACTACCTTGATAGACATCTAGCAATGGTCAACAAGATCATTGAAGTCTCTAATGAGATTTATAGAAAGAGCAAGATTGGTCCAGCTAACTGGATTGTAACATCAACAAAGATTGCTTCTCAGTTAGAAGTTCTTAGAGGATTCATTCCAAATCCAGCAACAGCAACAGGCGGTTTGGGAATCGTTAAAGCTGGTAATTATGCTGGTAAGTTTGATGTTTATAAAGACCCATTATTCCCAGAGAACAAGATTCTATTGGGTCATAAGAGCCCAATCAGTCCATTTGGAGCTGGCGTTGTGTATTCTCCATACGTAACACAGCTGACACCTGTGATTTATGGACCTAATGACTTTACACCTAGGAGAGGTTTCATCGCAAGGTATGGATTAACAAAGGTTCCTTTAGGAGAACTTCTCTATGGCTTAATGGATGTTGATTTTTACTCACCAGAAGGAACAATATAATAGAATTTAATTAAAACTAAGCCTCCCAATTGGGAGGCTTTTTTTTGAGGCATATATATGAGTATGAACTTATGGATTTTAGATAAAGAAGGTAACAAAATAAACATAGATGAAAATAGTAAATTATCTAAACATCGTAAAATAAAAATATATGGTATATGTTCTGTATGTGGACAAGAGTTTAGTAGATTATATATTAATAAGGAAAGTTTGAAACCTATATGCGGCAATTGCCTTAAGAAAAGCTCTTATATAAAAAAGTATGGAGTAGATAACCCAGCTAAATCAGAGTTGATAAAAAATAAAATAAAACAGACCAACTTAAATCGGTATGGCGTTAGTAGTCCATTTCAATCAGAAAAGGTTAAATCTAAAATTAAGTCAACTATGATAAAGAAATATGGAGTTCCATTCCCTCTTCAGAACAAGACAATAAAAGAAAAAGCTTATGCCACATTTCTTGAGAAATATGGTTCTCATCCACTATCTAATAGTGCTGTAAGAGAAAAAATAAAAGATACTAACGTAAAAAAATATGGTTATAACACTCCCTCAAAAAATGTTGAAATTATCAATAAAATTAAAAGTGCTTCTTATAAAAAGTTTTTCAAAAGAGTCATAGGTAGAATTGATACTATAAAACCACTTTTCGATATCAGTGAATATAATGGAGTTAAAAAGAAATACAAATGGCAGTGTTTAAAATGCGGCACAGTATTTGAAGATGATATAGATAATGGCAAGATCCCAAGATGCCCAACATGTTTTCCGATTATAGCTGGTAGCAGCAAAGGAGAAGAAGAGATATTATTGTGGCTTAAAGAACTTGGTTTAGAAGTTATACATAGATATGTATTAAATAAAACAGAATTTGATATTTTTGTTCCTGGATATAAACTTTTAATAGAATTTGATGGTTTATATTGGCATTCAGAAATCAGCGGTAATAAAAATTCCAGATTTCATCTTAAAAAAACAGAAACAGCCAAACAGAACGGTTTTGAATTAATTCATATTTTTGAAGATGAGTGGATAGAAAAACAGGATATAGTCAAGTCAATAATTTTAAATAAAGTTGGATTATCAAAAAAAATATATGCAAGAAAGTGCGAGCTTCTTGAATTGGATAAGAAAACAGCTGATGAATTTTTGGAAAGTTATCATTTGCATGGCACAGCACCATCCTCAATAAGAAAAGGTCTTGTTTATAATAAAGAACTCGTATCTGTTATAACTTTTGGTAAAGCACGATTCAATAAAAATATTGATTATGAAATAGTAAGATATGCTACAAAAAATGGAATTAATGTAATAGGAGGATTAAGCAAATTATTAAAGGCTTTTAAATATTCATTAATAACTTATGCTGACAGAAGATATTTTGATGGTCATTCATACCTGCAAGCCGGTTTCAAATTTTCTCATTTTTCTGAACCAGCTTATTATTACACAGACCATAAACATAGATATAGTAGAATAAGGTTTCAAAAACATAAATTATCAAAGTTATTGGAAAATTATGAACCAGCACTCACCGAATGGCAAAACATGCAATTAAATGGTTGGGATAGAATATGGGATTGTGGTAATGCAGTCTACGTGAGGGAGTTATGAACTTATGGATTTTAGACAAAGATGGAAATAAAGTTGAAATTACACCACAAACTAAGCTAACATTTACCACTGTAATTTATGGCATTTGCGAAAAATGTGGCAGAGAATTTTCAAGACAACATAGATTTAAACCGTTAGAAGCTCTGTGCCCTTGCTGTAAAAGAAAACAAACTAATACAGCAAAATACGGAGCTGAAAATCCATTTGCCTCTAAACAAATTAAACAAAAAATAAAGCAAACTAATCTTAAAAAATATGGAGTGGACAATCCAAGCAAAAGTAAAATAATAAAACATAAAAGAGAGCAGACTTTTTTAAAAAAATATGGTGCCAAAAATAGTCTCTCTTCAAAGGAAGTTAGAAAGAAAATAGAGCAGACAAATCTTGAGAAATACGGTGTCAAAAGTGTTTTGGAACTCAAGAATGTTAGAGAAAACGGAATGGTAAGAAAATATGGTAAACCGTATCCTACACAGGTAGATGAAATAAAAAGCAAGATCAAAGAAAATAATCTGATAAAATATGGCGTAGATAATCCAGCAAAAACAGAATTTGTTAAAAATAAGATAACTTCAACCAATTTACGCAAATATGGAGTTAAGACTGTATTAGAACTTCCAGAAAATAGAAAAAAAGCTAAACAAGCTTTATTTCAAAAATACGGGGTAGTTGAATTAAAAGATCTCTTCAAAATCAAGTATGGTGTTGATAATCCCAGCAAGGTATCTCAATTTCTCAAAAACAGAATCAGAAGTTTTTTAGACAATATTTATGAAAAATCTGTTAAGAGAATAGAGAAAGAGCTCAACGTTAAAGCTTTGTTCTCTAAAGAAGAATATTTTGGCAATAGGTTTTCATATAAATGGCAGTGTTTGAATTGTGGGACTATATTTTATGATTCAATAGTTACAGCTAAAATAAAAAGACCTCGTTGTCCTGTTTGTTATCCACCACTTTATAATAAATCTATTTATGAAGATGAAATTAAGGATTGGCTTTTAGAATTAGATATTGAAGTAGTACAACATAAGAGAGTGGATGGATTTGAAGCTGATATCTTTTTACCAGGATATAACCTTGGAATAGAATTTGATGGTCTTTATTGGCACAGCGAAGTTGGAGGCAAAAAAGATAAAAATTATCATTTAAATAAAACGAGATTATTTAGAAAAAATGGCATCAGGCTTATTCATGTCTTTGAAGATGAGTGGATTGAGAAACAGGAAATTGTCAAGTCTATAATTCGGAATATAATTGGAGCCAGCAAAAGAATTTACGCAAGAGATTGTGAAGTTGTTAAGCTAAATAATGTAGAGACAGATATGTTTTTGATTGATAATCATATAGCTGGCAGTGCGCTGGCTAAATATAGGATGGGGCTTGTTTATAATGGTGAGTTAGTGGCGGCTTTATTAATAGGCAAAAGTCGTTACAATGAAAAATATGATTTTGAAATTATAAGATATGCTACCCTTAAAAATACAATTGTTGTTGGCGGCTTTAGCAAGTTATTGGCCCACATACCTATTAAAGGCACAATTGTAACTTATGCTGATTTGCGTTATTTTGAAGGTAATAGCTATATTAAAACCGGTTTCAAATATCTACATAACTCCCAGCCAAATTATTACTATACAGATTATAGACATAGGTATAGTAGAGTGAGTTTTCAGAAGCATAAACTTCAGGGAAAATTGGAAGCTTTTGACTCAAATTTGACAGAGTGGGAAAATATGCAGTTGAATGGCTGGGACCGCATTTGGGACTGTGGAAACGCAGTTTATGTGAGGGAATTATGAACTTATGGGTCTTGGAAAGAATATAAATGTTTCATTATATAAGCGGACCACTTATAGTTTTAAAAATATAAGGGCCTCGCTTATATTTTTCTTTTAATGGATTTAACTATATCATCAGAGGCAGTTAAAAAAGATCTTATTAAATATACATGGAATTAAAACTTAATTTACCAGAATATTATCTGACAGAGAAAGACTGAAGAATAGACCTTTTATATTTGAGGAAGTATTGCAGGATATCAGACCTGATTCATATTTAAGCAAGCAGGCTGTTAAAGCCATATCCGAAATAAATGGCAGGATAGAAGCTATAATTTAGTTAAAACCCGCCAATTTGGGCATTGTTAGGAGGCCTGGCGGGTGTGTTTTATCCTATTTTCGCTAAAAATAATTTATTCCGTGCTTGTGCCCAATCAGTTGATACATACATTGATGCTTCTGCGGCTGAAAAAACCGCCACTTTAATTTGCGTATCTTTTTCTAAATATTTCATCATAATAGCATTAACACAAAATTCCTTCCATTTGCTTGAATACTGACTGCTTTGTGTAGCGTGCCATTGATCATCATGATTATAAGCCGCATCATATATTTCAACTACAAAGTGGCCGCTTTTAGTATCATCATTTACAAGTATTTGTGCACTTATTAAATAAAAGCCATCAGCTGGTATAGTTATTACTCCAGTGCTTGTATTATATATATTATGTGTATCAGTAATCTTAACTGGAAATCTTACACCAGTTGTAGTAGTGCCAGCGGCAAATGTTTGGCTTACGTTAGAATAATATTCCATATATACGTTTGAAGGTGTTTTAACTATACCATTGTGCTGTAACATCGTTATAGGAGTGAAATCACTCAGCTCCTTTCGTGCTGAACTACCATTCCAATCTATGCCATAGACATTACACTCTCCACTATGCGTAAGATTGATCACAAAACCTTTTCCATCTTTATAATGTGGAATAAATTTATTGCCATCGCCTTCGCTTCCAACACCACCAAAAGAACTATAGTCAAGAATTGCGTTACTGCTGATAAAATCATAGTTGCCCTGTCCTAAATTTCCTAATGTTAAATAGGGCCCTAATTTTAACTGTACAACATCTATAAAATCATTATCATTGGTTTGTTCAGGTATAAAAATATATTTATCAGACGTTTCATCACGTTTTATATCTCCATAGACCTTCACATCATTTTTAATATGTAACTGACCAACAGAATCAATTATTACTCTTTCACCCCCATTAGTGATAAAATGTATTTCACCCGTTCCTACATTTTTTATCTCAAGGTTACCATTTACTCCAGGGTATCTTCTTATTCTTGCCGAATAGTCAGTATTTGTATCATCACTGTGGAAATCTATATAACTATCTCTATCGCCTGAATTCAGGGAAGTAAGTTCTAAGCCTTTGGCTTTAGTTGTAATATTACTATATATTCTCAAACCATAATCGCCAATCGATATCTTTTCGCTTCCACCAGTATAGAAATGAATCATATTTTCATTGGCAGTTTTTTCAACTGTAATATAAGTATCCTCATCAGCATCACTCAACCCACTTCCAACCGCTGTTCTTATATTTCCACCTACTATCAATCCACTATCCGTTTCCCATTTGTCCTCCGTTTCATTCCATTTAAATTCAACATCTGCTTCGCTACCTCTCTCCACTTTAATTCCAGCATCCAAAGTTGGAGAGCCAGTCACTCCACTATTTAGTATTATAAAATTGTCGCCAACCTCAAGTGTTTCACTATTAACAGTTGTAGTAGTGCCAGAAACAACTAGATTGCCCTTTATAGTAACAGTGGTTTGACCAACTTCCATCAGGCTTGTAGCAGCACTACCATTCCAGCTCTCTATCTGGATTTTATCACCAGATCCATTGCCAATTCTCATATGTAGTGTAGAATTACCAGAGTCATCAGTACCAAAGAAAGTTGCTGTATCAGTAGGATTTACACTTGTTAAGTTGATCCTCTCTGTTTCTACTTTTGTGAAGTCAATATCATTTGATATTTTTGACTCTAAAGATGTAGATTCTATATCTGGCCCTTTAATTTGCGTTCTTGGCATTAAAATCCTCCATTGGCTGTTTGAATTATCTTTTAAAACATATATATAATCAAATTAGCTAAACCATTTTGTAATTATTATTTTCTTTGCTTCTTGTATGTTATCATATATTTCTGCTTTGTTTATATAAACTTTTTCTTGTTTATGTATTTGACCTGGAAGCGAGCTTGATACATAGTCGGCAATAGCTGTCATTTCGTATGGATTATCATTGTTTATAAATTTTATATTCCAAACGATGTAGTAAATATCAAGCATGTGTAAAGCGAGTAAGTTTTTCATGGCTTTTTATTTTATCTTTACAATTGAATGCTTTAGCTTTATAATTTTATAAAAAGGAGAAAAAAAATGGAAATAATTCAGAATTTGATACCTTTATTAAAGGGTAGAGATTATGTTGTTAAAACAGCTTTCCTTACCAACAAGAAACTAGGCTTAAATGAGCCAGTTTTGGTGTTGTATCTTTTTAAAGGAGAGAAAATAACAGTCAAATATGTTGTTATTCCAGCTGGCACTAAGATTATGAAGAAAATCTCTATTAACAGTAAAACAGGGAAACCATGGAATAATATAATATCAAGGCGTGATGAAGCTTCAAGCTTCTTAGTAGATGCAAACAGTCACTACTTAATATTGACTAATAATTTGTTATTCAATAATGTTTCAGCAGCCTCTTCTTTTATATTAGGATATCCAAGTGATGGATATGAGGTTTTTAAAGACAGTAGTGGAAATGGAATAAATTTTGGTTATGATTCTGTAGAATTTAAAAAACCAAGAATAGGGGCATATGGTTGGAGAAGACTGCCATTTATAGGAGTTAGCGAGTGATTATAGATAATTAATTTTTAATATTTTTTGGGAGACTTAAATGGATAAAACATATGTCGAAATGTGTAAAACAGATATTATACAAAAACATTGGAAAAAGGAACCCGGAGATTGGTACTACTGTCCTCAGCAAACTGTGTTGATAGAGTCTGAGACGGACAGTATTCCAGAAGGTGTATACATAATATCAGATAGTTATGGACCTCATGCTTTTTATGTAGTTGCTGAGTGCGTTTGGCTTCCAACACTAAAACAGATTCAGGATATGCTTGTGCCATTTGAATTACCAGAAAATACTGAATCGTTGGGAAAGCCGTGCCATAATATAGCATTTGCAGTTGGACAGTGGGTGTTGAAAAAGTGGGGTATAGCAATAAGATACAAAACAATGGAACAGCTGTGGCTTGGATTTATGATGTATCATAAACATGGTTTAATATGGGAAGATGGAGAATGGGTAAAGGAAGAAAAACCGGAATTAGAAGAGATAGACGCTAAGCATCTTGTATGGGTTAACAACAAAGATGCTAAGTGAAAACTTCAACTAGCTATCTTAAACAAGTGACCTATCATTTTTTTCTTGTAATAGAGTAAATTCTTGAAGTTTAATTTCTTTTTCTCTTTAGCTTCATTATTTTTATTAATTATTATAACATAAGTAGGATAAATTCTGTAAATATAACTTACTAGAACTTCAGAAGGATTATATGCCTTGTTTTTATTTGATTTTTCAAGTTCGAAAAAGCTTTTAAGAGGTCTTATAGTAAATTGTTCTACGTTTATTCGATCTGTATTGAAGTAAATGCGTGGCAAATAAAACATTTCTTGTTTATAAAGAATCTTCATGGCTTTCTCGTAGCCAAAAATACTTATAAATTGTTCAATCGCTGGGACCATATACTCTGGGTAGCCATCTCCATAAACAATAACTCCTTTTTCAGAATTTTGCTTAAATAATAAAGCTCTGGTCATAATTAAGCATCCTTTTTGAGTTATCTTAACATAATATGAAGAAAAAGTAGGCGGCAGAATTTTTATAGTCTTTAAAAAAACAGCAAATAAGGTGGAAGAAATAGATGAATTTTTAAAACATGTAGCAAATTTTTATTATATAGAAAGCTTTTGTTTAGTGCCGTCTAGCACATTTATCCATAACAAGCTATTCTTTTATGATAGTTATGCTGAAACATTGAGATTGTTATTTAACGAAAACCTACTACAATAGTTTTTAAATTTTAGCTTATAAATCTCCTTCTGCCTTTGAGCTCAAGAAGTACTTTATAAGCGGTTTATTACAATAAAAATAGCCTCTTAACTATTTTCTTTTTAAAGTATAACAAATTTTTGAGTTTTAACTCTATTCTTCGATTGTGATTAAGTATTACATATGTGGGGTAAACATTGTAAACATATTTAGCATCATTTGATGCGACGTCAGTCAAGCTTTCTGCGCCAGGTTTATTTCCAAGTGAAAACATTTCTTTCAAAGGTTTTATAATATTAATATCTATTTCATTTAGAGATGTAGTGTGCAAAAATATGAAGGGTAAAGAGTAGATTGCTTTACTATTTATTATTTTAGATAAAGCTCTTTCATATCCAAGAATGCTTATAATCTGTTCAAGTGCCGGAATCATATAATCTGGGTAGCCATATTGTATAAGAGTACCCTTTTTTTCATCTTTTTTGACAACTATTGCTTTACTCATAACCAAACAATCCTTACTTTTTTAATTGTTTTATACCATTCTTTGATATCTGAACCGTTGTAAGTTCTTATCATATCTTTAATAAAACTTTCACAGTTTTTGTATTTGTCCAAAATAACCTTAGCAAAGAACTGCGTAACATCTTTAGTATCTGCGAATCTTAGCGCATATAAAAAGCTTTTTAGTCCATCTACATCAGCCAACATATAGCCACCTTTTGGCAGGGTCTTAATATTTGTGTGATAAGTGGCAGGAGCTATATTAAAATAGTTTATTCCATATGGGATGTCATTAGGCAAGTATTCTCTAACATGTAGCCCTTGAAATAAGGCATATATAATATCACCTGTTCTAAAATATTCTATAATAATTTTTTTCTTATTCATAGCCTTTATTTTTATCTTTGTTACAACAGAGAATCAGTTAATATTATATTTTTTTTAAGATCAGGAAGCATATATAAAATTATGAGAAAGCAAATAGA